CCGCCTGGCCGACACCGAGTGGCAAGACATCCTCTTCGGCGTGCGCAACGTGCCGATGCGCGACTTCTACTCGGCCCTGCCGCTGGACCGCTTCGACATCCCGAAGATGAAGGTCAACCCGGTCACCGGCGGCCAGTACATGGCCAACCTGGTGGCCGCCAAGAACCGCCGCGTCGACAGCATCATCTACAACGCCCTGGGCAACCCGATCATTGGCCAGGACGGCACCACCACCTACGCGCTGCCCTCCACGCAGAAGATCGTGGGCGGCGGTACCGGCCTGACCAAGGCCAAGGTCATCCAGGCCAAGATGATCATGCGCGCCAATGAGGTGGACAACTACGGCGACGGCAAGGCGCTGTACATGCTCTACAACAGCGTGGCGATGGGCCAGATCCTGAGCGACACCACGCTCACCAGCGCCGACTTCCTGGCCGGCCAGATGCTGCAGAAGGGCGAGGTCACCAACTGGATGGGCTTCGAGTGGATCCCGTACGAGCCGCTCACCGCCTCTGCCGGCGTCTACAGCACTTTCGCCTACACCGGCGACGCTGTGCACTGGGGTCGCGGCTTCGAAGAAGGCAAGGTCTCCAGCCGCCCCGACAAGCAGGACGCATGGCAGGTCTCGATGGCCGCCAGCTACGGCGCCGGCCGCCAGGACGAGAAGAAGGTCGTCCAGATCGACTTCCAGTAATCGGCCGCGGCTGATCTCACAAACCCATTTAGGAGTCCATCACCATGGCTGAAAACATTACCGCAGTGCGGTCCAAGGTCGACCAGGTGGCCGGCCGGAAGTCCCCCGCTGCCATCAAGAACCGCATGCGCATGGCGGTCATCCAGTCCGCTGCGATCTACGCAGCCCCCGCCAACGGCGACACCATCGGCACCGAGCTGTACCTGCTGCAAGGCTCGCGCCTCTGCGGTTCGGTGCTGGTGTCGATGGCGGCCGGCACGGCCTCCTCGACGATCTCGATCGGCATCCGCGATGCAATCACCAAGGTGGCCATCGACCCGACCGCCGTGCTGAACGCCGAAGCCTTCTCGACTGCGCAGACCGCCAACCGCCACACCGGCACCAAGCTCATCAACGGCCAGGAGTACTACGTACCCCAGGACGTCGAGCTGTACCTGACCGTCGGTGGCGCGGCCGGCCTGGCCAACCAGCAGTTCCGCTTCGAAGTGCCGTACGTCTCGCCGTAATCCGGGAAGCCCCCGGCCACCCAAGGGGGAGTGCTTCGTGCGCTCTCCCTTTTTTCGTTTCAGGAGAACAGCATGGCATCGTCGGTGAGCATCTGCAGCGCCGCCCTGGTGGGCCTGGGCAAGACGCCCATTTCGTCGTTTGGCGACAGCGGTGCGCTGGCACAGGCGTGCGCCATCCTCTACCCGGACGAGCGCGACTCGCTCCTGCGCAGCCATCCCTGGAACTGCGCTACGAAGCGGGCCCTGCTGGCGCCGCTGTCCGATGCGCCGGTGTTCGGCTACGGCGCCGCCTTCCCGCTGCCCTCCGACTTCCTGCGCCTGCTGTCGGTGGGTGACCGCTGGGTGTTCGACGGACCGTTCAGCAACGGGTACCGCGGCTACAAGATCGAGGGGCGGAACATTCTGTCGGCCGGCACCTCGCTGCGCCTCTCCTACATCTTCAAGAACGACGTCGAGGCGACCTGGGATTCCCACCTAGTGAGCCTGATGACGCAGCGCATGAAGTGGAAGCTGTGCTACCTGGTGACCGCCTCGACCAGCCTGCAGCAGCAACTCGCCGAGGAATACGAGCGGATGGCCCGCCAGGCCCGCGCGAGCGACGCGCAGGAGGGCGAGAGCGAGACGCTGGGCGGCGACGACACCTACGGCTACCTGCAGGGGCGCTACTGACATGGCGCGCGCAGACCTGATCCAGACCAACATGACCGGCGGCGAGCTGTCGCCCTCGCTGGCCCTCGGCCGGCCGGACATCGCCAAGTATTCGAACGGCCTGCGCCGCGCCGAGAACGTGACCATCACGGTGCAGGGCGGGGTGAAGCGCCGGCCGGGCTCGCTGTTCGTCGCTCCAGTGCGCAACGCCACGAACGACGTGCGCCTTATCGAGTTCATCTTCAACCGCGACCAGGCGTACGTGATGGAGGTGGGCCAGGGTTACACCCGATTCATCCGCAACCGCACGCCGATCCTCGCCGGCGGCACGCCCTACGAGGTGCCCAACCCTTACACCGAGGCGATGCTGCCCTCGATCAACTACGTGCAGAAGGCGGACACCGCGTTCATGGTGCACGAGGCGGTCTACCCGCAGCGCCTGCAGCGGTTTGGCGACGCGCAGTGGGTAATGCAGCCGGCGCCGTTCACGACCGAGCCGGTGGAGGAGCAGGGCAGCACGCCGGCCTTCGGCGTCACCATCGGCGCAGCCAGCGGTCCCACGACGGCCACCGCCACCGGCGCCGCCTTCTACCCCTCGGACGTCGGTCGGCGCATCACCTACCTGGCGGGCGGCGCCACGATCACCGGCTTCACCTCGACCAGTTCGGTATTCGTGGAGGTCGAGCAGCCATTCCCCACCCTCACGCTCCCCGCCGGCGGCTGGCGTCTCACCGACAGCCCGTTCGCCAACATCGTGCCGTCGAACACCGGCAAGGTCGGCGATTTCGTCTCGCTGGCCCATGCCTCTGCGTCCCTGGGCGCCGAGCACAACATCGGGAACGCCGCGGTGCAGGAAGTGGGATACCTCGAAGTCTTCCAGGTGGGACACCTCTACAGCACCGGCGACACCATCCTGGTGACCGAATCAGCGCTGGCCGGCAATGCGGTCGCCGGTGTCGACGGGCGCCACCTCATCGAGGTGCTGTCGGTCGACAGCTTCCGCTTCCCATACAGCGGCCCGCCGATCAACCTGGACGCCGGCAAGACCGCCAAGCTGATCGACGGCGCGCCGACGGCGGTGTGGCGCGGCGAGGACGTGGGCAAGTCAGTGATGATCAACGGCGGCACCGTGCAGATCACCGCGGTGCCCACCCCCACGATCGCCAACGGCAAGATCCTGCGGGTGTTCACGGCCGCCACGCCGGCGAGCGCCGGGTCCTGGTCGCTGCAGGGCGCCGCGTGGACCGCGGCCAACGGCTACCCCCGCGCGGTGACCATCAACAAGCAGCGCCTGCTGTTCGCCGGCTCCCCCGCCTACCCGCAGAACCTGTGGGGCAGTGCGATCCGCGGCTACCTGGACTTCGCGTTCGGCGTCGAGGCCGACGAGCCTTTCCGCTTCGAGCTGGACGGCTCGCGCAACAGCCCCATCCGCCATCTCGCGCCGGCGCGCCAGATGCTGGCCATGACCGACTCCGACGAGATGAGCATCTCCGGCGGCCAGGACAACAGCATCACCCCGACCAACATCCAGAAGACCGACCAGAGCGCCGTCGGCAGCGGCCCGGTGCGGCCGATCAAGGTGGGCAACGAGCTGGTATTTGTCCCGCCGACCGGCCGCCGCCTCTACGCGGTGGGCTACCGGTACGAGATCGACGGGTTCAGCGCCTCCGACCGCACGGTGTTCGCCAGCCACATCACCGGGCCCGGCATCCGCGAGACCTCGTTCCGCAAGGAGGTCGACCAGCAGCTGTTCGCGGTGCGCAAGGACGGCGTCATCGCCGTGTGCGCCTACGACATCGACCAGGAGGTGACCGGCTGGGCGCGCTGGACCACTCGCGGCGCGTTCGAGTCGATCGTCACGGTGCCAACCGCCACCAGCGAGGACACCTATGTCACCGTCCGCCGCCTGGTGGGCGGGGTGGCGAAGCGCTTCATCGAGGTGTTCGACCCCGAGATGCTGGTGGACTGCGGCATCCGCGCCACCAGCGTGGTGCCCGGGGGCCAACCGGTGTGGGCCGGCCTGTCGCACCTGGAGGGCCGGGAGGTGGTGGTGTACGCCGACGGCGCATCGCTCGGCACCTTCACCGTCTCCGGCGGCCAGGTCGCGCTGCCGCGCAACGCCGTCGAGGTGCAGATCGGCCTGCAGTTCCAGGTGCTGGTCGAGCCCCTCCAGATCGAGGCCGGCGGCCAGGGCTCCACCTCGCAGGCCGGCACGATCGACGTGCGCGAGGTCATTCTGCGGGTGCTGGACACCACCGGCGCGCTCGTGAACGGCCAGCCGGTCGAGTTCCGCAAGTTCGACATGCCGAATCTGGATCTTCCGCCCCCGGTCGTCTCGGGCGAGATCCGCACCGTGCTGTTGCAGGACGACATCTACACCACCACGCTGGTGATCGAGCAGCGCGAGCCGATGCCGTTCCACCTGCTGAACATCATCCGCCGGGTGACCGCCAATGCTTGAAGCCGCCACCCTCCTGGACATCCCCGAGGTGGTCGAGCTGGGCCGCGTCATGCACGCCGAGTCCGACTACCGCGGCGAGCACTACTCCCCTGAGAAGGTCGGCCGGCTGATGGCGTCGCTGGCGGCCGGCGGCGGCCTGCTGCTGGTCGAGCGCAGCGGCGGCCGGATCGTCGGCGCCGTCGCCGGGTGCGTGCAGCCGCAGTGGTTCGGCGACGACCTGATCGGCCTGGAATACGGCGTGTTCGTCCTGCCCGAAGTCAGGGCCAGCCTGTCGGGCGGCAAGGTCTTCCTGCGGCTGCTGCGCGGCCTGCAGCACTGGTGCCGCGCCCAGGGCGCCCGGCGCCTGCGCGCCGGCATCACGACCGGCGTCCACCTCGAAATCACATCCGCCCTCTACCGCGCCCAAGGCTTCCACGACGCCGGCGCATTCTTCGAAATGGAGCTTTGACCATGTGCACCGGAGCCGAACTCTTAATTGCCGGCAGCATCGCCAGTGCCGGCGTCAGCACGGTCTCGGCGCTCAGCCAGGCCAGCCAGCAGGAGGCGACTGCGCAGTACCAGCGTGACCAGGCCACCGCCGACGCGCAGACCGCCGCCATCTCGGCCAACCTGCAGGCCCGCCAGATCCGCACCGCCACCGACCGGCAGCGCGCCGACGCCCGGGCTGCACTGGCTTCCTCCGGCGTGACCGTGGGCGCCGGCACTGCCGAGCAGATCGATCAGACGGTCAACGCCCGCGGCGAGCAGGACGCGCTCAGCGCCATCTACGGCGGCACGGTGAAGTCCCAGCAAATCACCACCGCCGGCAACCTGAACGCGCTGCAGTCCGAGAACGCGGCCACCGCCTCGCGGATCAATGCCACCACCAGCGCACTCAACGGCTTCGCCGCCGTCGGCAAGGGCTGGAACCTGAAAAGCAAGGGGGTCTGACATGGCGAAGATCCCAACAGGCAACTTCGGCATGCGCATCGACGAGCCCGGGCTGACACCCGTAGGCGCGGCCGATACGCAGGTCGCCGCCGCGACGCAACGGCTGGGCAACACCGGGCTCGCGCTGGCCAACCACGAAATCGACCGCATGGTGTTCGAGCAGAAGCAGCTGGAGGCACGGCAGCAGCGCGTGCAGGCCATCACCGCCGACACCAAGGTGCAAACCGGCCTGGCCGACACCTTCGACGCCATCGACGCCGACGTGCGCACCGGCAAGATCGACCGCCTGGGCGCGCTGGCCGCCTGGAAAGACCAGAGCAAGCAGGTGGTGGACGACAACCTGCAGGGGCTGCATGCGGATGTCTCGCCGGCGGTGCGCGCGCAGGCCGACGGGCTGGCCGGCAAGCTGACGAACCGCCTGTTCGACACCTTCCGCGGCCAGGAGCGCTCGGAGACCGCGGCCACGATCAGCAGCACCAGCGAACAGCTGCAGCGGCTGGCCACCACCGACCCCGAGGGCGCGCTGAACCGGCACGCGGCGCTGATCGACCAGCTCGGCGGCTCGGCCGGCCTGGACTCCGCGCAGCAGGCGAAGGCAAAGCAGGCGTTCCGCGAGGGCGTGGCGGCTACCGGTGTCGGCGGCATGGCGGCGGCCGCCTATCAGCAGGGCGACGCCGAAAAGCTGGCCAGCATCAACGCGCGCCTCGCCGGGCCCGAGGGCGACATGCTCGACCCCAACAAGAAGACGCAGCTGTCGAATCAGATCTTCGGCTGGGAGCAGTCGATCCGCGCGCGCCAGGAGGCCGCGGCCGACAAGGCCGAGCGCCAGGGCCTCAAGCAGTACAACGAGGGCGTGACGGTGCTGGGGAAATACCAGGACGTCGTCGCCGGCGGCGCGCTGCTGTCGGCCGGCGCCATTCAGGAAATCACCACCGCCACCACCGGCACCGGTCTGGAGCCACAGGTGCAGAAGCTGCTGGCCGGCCAGATGGAAGGCGCGCGCTTCGCCAACCAGCCGGTGCAGCAGCGCCAGGCCACGATCGACCGGCTGCGCGCCAAACGCAGCGACCCGGCGCAGGGTGTCGACGCCGAGGACATCCGCCAGCTCAACCGCTTCGAGCAGATGGACAGCAGCCTGCGCAAGCGCGTGGACGACGGCGACGCCTGGGCGGCCTACGGTGACGCCGGCGGCCAGTCGTTCCCCACCGTGAAGCTCGACAGCCCGCAGAAGGCGGTGGAGATTTTCACCCAGCGCATGAAGGACATCGGCGACGTCGAGACCTGGGCCGGCAAGAAGGTCTCGCCGCTGCAGCCGAGCGAGGCCGAGGCGTTCGGGAAGATGCTGCGCGCGCTCCAGCCCGACCAGGCGGCCAGCATGCTCGGCCAGATCGGTTCGGTGGTGGGCAACGCCGACCGCGTCAGCGCCATCTCCACGCAGATCGGCGACAAGGACAAGGTGATGGGCATGGCCATGCTGTTCGCCAACGCGAAGACCAGCATGGGCCGCAACACCTCCGAGCTGATCCTGCGCGGCGACCAGGCCATCCGCGACAAGGTCGTGAAGCCCGACGGCATGGTCGAGACCGGCTGGCGCGCCAGCATTTCGAAGCAGGTGCGCGGCGCCTACGCGAACCAGGAAGTCGAGACCAACCTGATCGACGCGGCGTTCCGGATTGCGGCGGCCACCGACGGCGACGTCGACCGCGCGGTGCGGCTTGCCACCGGCGGCATCGTCGAGCGCAACGGACAGAAGATTCCGCTGCCCTACGGCATCGACGAGAAGCGTTTCGAGAAGGCGATCGAGATCATGACGCCGGCCAACTTCGCCGACCAGGCGCCGGGCGGCCGGGTGGTGGTGGGCGGCGTGACCCTGCCGCTGGCCGACTTCGTGAAGACGCTGCCCGACGCCCGCCTGGTGCATGCAGGGCAGGGCGTCTACAACGTGCGCGCCGGCAACACGCTGGTGACCAACGAGCGCGGCCAGCGCATCAACGTGAAGGTGCAGCCGTGATCGACTCCATGTTCCAGGAGGGCACGGACACCGCCCTCGACGACCAGGTGCAGCGGCCCGCCGCGCTCAAGCCGCCCGAGCAGGGGTTCTGGAAGACAGCCGGCCAGGTGGCCGCTGCGCCGTTCCAGGGTGTCGCCGCCGGCAGCACGAAGACCGCGGCGTTCGGCGCCGAGATCGCCGGCGCATTCGGCAGCGTGCTGGGCGCGACGGACGGCTTCTCCGGCGGCATGTTCTCCACCGGCACCCCGGAGGAACGCCAGCAGCAGGAGACGGCCCGCCGCAAGCTGCTGCAGGACGGCCCGCAGTTCTCCAACGCGCCCGCCGACACCCTGCGCGAGCGCGCCCGCGAGGTGATGCCCGACCCGAACAGCACGCACGCGGCGGCGCAGCTGGTGGCTGGCGTCGCCGAGTTCGGCACCCAGGCGATCGGCTACACCGCCCTGGGCGGCATGGTGGCGGGCCCGGCGCTGTTGGGCGCCGACGCTGGTTTCGCCGAGGCCGACAAGCTGCGGCTGCAGGGCGTGGACCTGGGCACCCGGGCGGCGGCCGGCGCGGTTGCCGGGGTTGTGGCCGGCGCTTCTGTCGCGCTGCCGGTGGCGGGCAAGACCCTGGCCGGCACGGCGGCGCTGGTGGCGGCCGGCGGCCCCGGCGGCTTCATCGCGCAGAACGCCGCCGAGCGCGCGATCCTGCAGAACGGCGGCTACTCCAAGATCGCCAACACCTACGACCCCTTCGACCCGGTGGCGCTGACCTTCGCCACGCTGGTGCCTGCGGCGTTCGGCGGCGCGGCGTTGCGCGGCGCGCGCATGCGGGCAGCATCGGAGGCTGAGATTCTGCGGCCGGCCGTGGAGCTGACGCCGGCCGAGCAGGCGCACAGCGACGCCTTCGAACGCAGCGACGCTAACCTGCGCGAGCTGCAGGCGGCCATAGCCAGCGAGAAGCGACCGGAGGTGAAGGCCATGCTGCAGAAGGAGCTGGCTACTCAGACCGAGAACCAGCGGCGGTACGGCCAGGCGGTGGCGGCCGAGCCCGAAGCGGTGCCGGCGGCGCGCGTGCGGCAGACCGCGGCGACCGTCGACAGCTACCGCCTCACCCCCGACAGCGACATCCGCGGCATGACTGCCCACCAGGATGCGATGGAGACCGCGCACGGCCAGCTGGCGCGCGGCGAGCCGGTGGCGGTGACCGACCTGCTGAATCTCAGCGCGGTGCGCAACGGCGCCATGCTGGACGAGCTGATCGCATCCGGGGAGCAGGCCCGGGCCACGCTGCTGGGCGACGCCGGCAACCTGGCGCAGGCAGGCGACATCCGGGCGATCCGCGCCGAGCTCGACCAGGTGCGCGCCGCGCGGCCCGACGACTCAGCGGCTGCAGTGAAAGCCCGGGCCGGCGAACTGCAGGACAGCGACCGCCTCAGCTACAAGCAGGCCAGCAAGGCGGCGCAGAAGGAGATCGACCTGCAGGTGCAGCAGCACGAGGCGCAGATCCAGCGGCTGACCACGGCGATCGAGAGCAACGCCCGCGCCCAGCGCGCGACGCAGGACATCGGGCAGATCGACGCCAGCCTGGCCGACCTGCGCGAGCGCCGCGCCGCTGTTGATGCCCCGGCCGCTTCCCCGCGCGCCCTGGCTCTGGCGATCAACGACCTGTTTCGCCAGGCGCCTCCCCGGCCGCGGCTAGTGGTGGAGGCGCCGGCCCGCCGGACGCAGCCGCCGGCAGAAGCCCCAGCGGGCGGAAATACCGCGCCGCGCACCGGCGACGCCCCGGCAGAACCCCAGCAGATGCCCGGCGATGCCCCGGCGGCGGCCGGCAGCGATTCGGTAAATGGGGGTGCTGGCCGCCCACAGCCGGCGGCGGCCCAGGCCAGTGCCCTCGACGCCCGTGCCACCCAGGCCGCCGAGATGGCGCCCGACCTCATGGTGCAGCTGGAGGGCCGTGAGCCCATGCGCGCATCCGACCTGCTGGAGACGGTGCGCCGCGAAGCGGCGGAGGAAGCCCAGGACGCCAGCCTCATCGATGTGGCGGCGAACTGCTTCCTTCGGAGCTAGTTCATGTCGATGCCAAGCCAGCTCGGGTCGATCCCCAGCGCCACACCGAGCAGCGCGATTACCGCGCCGATGACGGCTGGGATGCCGATCACCAGCAGCAGGCACAGCGCATACCCGCGTGTCGCCTCCCAAACCCGGCGCCACTTCCCGGTGGCGGCCAGCACGGACAGCGGCACCAGGGAAAACATCCCGAGGCACGCCGCAGTGAACAGTAGGAAGGACTTCATGTGAACCCGAAATGTATAGCCGAAGTGCAGGCAGCGGCGAAAGCCCTGGGTCGGAAGGCGCTCACCGAGGCGCAGCTCCGCACCATCGACAGCCAGATGGACGCCAAGATGCGCGAGCTGGCGCGCACCGATCCCGAGTGGCGCAGCAAGTCCCGCGACCAGCGCGTCACCGAGGCATCGCAGGCGGTGATGGCGGACATCCAGGCCGCGGCTGCGCGCAAGGTGGAGAACGCCCAGCGGCAGATCGTCGCCACCGCGGCCACCGACGAGCGCATCCAGGCGCAGCGCGCGCTCTACGACGGCGAGGACCGGGCAGGCGCCCTGGTGCGCGACATCGAGCAGACCGGCCACTACGTCGCGGGCGTGAAGGCCGAGGCGATGTCCAACATGGTCGACCTGATGGAGGCGGCCAAGTCCCAGGACGGCGCAGGCTTCACCCGCCGGACCATGATGTTCCTGTTCGACAGCGACAACCCGGCCATGACGGTGGACCTGGCGCGCGAGATCTTCCAGCGCGGCGACGGCAAGACCGGTAATAAGGTGGCCACCGACGGCGCGAAGGCATATCTCGACGTGATCGAGGGCCTGCGCCAGCGCTTCAACGCCGCGGGCGGCGACGTCGGCCGGCTTGACTACGGCTACCTGCCGCAGCCGCACGACGCGGCCAAGGTGCGTGGGCGCGGCGACGCCGCGGCGACGACCGCCTGGGTGGACGGCATCCTGCCGAAGCTCGACCGCAGCCGCTACCTGCTGGAGGACGGCAGCCGGATGGGCGACACGGAACTGCGCAGCGTGCTGGGCCGGGCCTGGGAGACCATCTCCACCGGCGGCACCAACAAGACCGAGCCGGGCACCTTCACCGGCACCGGGGCGAAGGCCAACGCCGGCAGCGACGCCCGGCAGATCCACTTCAAGGACGCTGACGCCTACCTCGAATACATGGGCGAGTTCGGGACCGGCGGCATGTACGACGCGATCACCGGCCACGTCGGGCGGATGGCCCGCGACATCTCCCTCATCGAGCGGTACGGGCCGAACCCGAACGCGCAGCTGAACCTGCAGTTCGACCTGGCCGCGCGCGACGCCGGCCGCGACATCGGCGACCTGCCGCGCTCCATGGGCCTGCGCCCGCAGTCGTATTGGGAGCAGCTGAACGGCACCGCCGGCACGCCGCAGAACGCCAGCCTCGCCGCCGTCGGCATGCACGTCCGCAACATGCAGACCTTCGGCAAGCTGGGCGCCGCGGTGATCTCGTCGGTGACCGACATGGGCACCTTCATGCAGACCACCGGCTACAACAAGCTGCCCTATTGGGATGCGCTGCGCAACATCGGGCGCACGGTGGGCTCGGCCGACGCGCGCGAGTTCCTGACCACGCACGGCATCATCGCGGAGAGCATGGCCGGCGACATCAACCGGTGGACCGGCGAGAACCTGCGGATGAACTGGTCGGGCCGGCTGGCCAACAGCACCATGCGGCTCTCGCTGATGAACGCCTGGACCGACAGCCTGCGCCGGGCCTTCTCGCTCACCATGATGCAGGGCATCGCCCGGCTGTCGAAGGCGGAGTGGGGCAGCCTGCCGGAGTTCGACCGCACGCTGATGGAGCGCCGCGGCATTACCGAGGCCGACTGGTCGGTCATCACCCGCGCGCAGCTCACCGAGTTCCAGGGCGCGCAGCACCTGACGCCCGAGGCCATCCGCGCCACCGGCGACGAGCGGGCCGGCGAGGTGGTGGCGAAGGTGCTGGGCTTGATCCAGGACGAGAGCGAATTCGCAGTGCTGAACCCTGACCTGGCGACCAAGGCGATTGCATCCGGCGGGGCGTCGCAGTCCGGCACCGTGCGCGGCGAGCTGGCGCGCAGCGTCATGCAGTTCAAGTCCTTCCCGATCGCCATGGTGTCGCGGCACTGGCGCCGGATGCTGGAGACGCCGAAGGTCGCCGACGGCAGCGCGCCAGCCCTGGCCAACCGCCTGCTGTACGCCGGCGCCCTGATGGTCAGCACCACCGCGCTCGGCGCCATCGCGCTGCAGGCCAAGCAGGTGATCGGCGGGAAGGACCCGGTCGACATGGCCGGCGACCACGCGGGCAAGTTCTGGGCAAAGGCCGTAGCCCAGGGCGGCGGCCTGTCCATCGTGGGCGACTTCCTGCTCTCCGACCCGGCCGACAACCCCGGCGGCTTTGGCGCGAACCTGGCCAAGACCATCACCGGCCCAGCCATCGGCACCGGCGGCGAGGCGCTGGCGCTGGGCGTCGAGAACACCTGGCGCGGCATCAACGGCAAGGACACGCACTTCGCGGCGAACGGCCTGCGCCTGGCGCGCTCGAACGCCCCCTACCTGGGCATCTGGTACGCGCGCGCCGCGGTAGACCACGCCGGCATGCACGCGCTGCAGGAGAACCTGTCGCCGGGCTACCTCGGCAAGATGCGCGCCCGCGCTCAGAAGGAGTTCGGGCAGGACTACTGGTGGAAGCCGGGCACCGGCGGGCCGCAGCGTGCGCCCGACCTGGCTGCGGCGGTGGGAGGCTGATATGCGCGAAGAACAGATCGTGAAACTCCAGGCGCGCGCCGAGCAGCTGGTCGACGTGTTCCTGGTGGAGTCCGACCCCTCCACCTGGTCGGGCGCCGGCATACCGCTGGCCAACATGGACAAGGAAACGCGCGGCAACGCCTACTGGTGTGCGAAGAAGTCGGTCGCCACGCTGGCGGTTGCGCAGCGGATCATGGGCCTCATCCAGTACGCCCGCGACGCCGAGGTGCGGAATCCGGCGCTGCCGCCGGCGGAGGGTGAGCCTGCTGACAGCGAGAGCGATGACCTCGACCGGTCGGTCGCCGCCGCCGAGAAGGACGCCGCGCGGCTGATCGACGCGGCCATGAAACGACGGCCTGGCGTGAAGCCCTGAGCATGGCCAGCCCGGCGCGCCCGATCTCGTTCCTGGCGTTCTTCCTGATGTGGGCGAGAGCCCGCGGGTGGACGGTGCCGGAAGTCCACATCAGGGCCTGCTACTGGCTGGAGCACCGCGGCGATCTGGCGGTGTTCCGCTGCTTCCGCGGCTTCGGCAAGTCCACCCTGCTGGCCGTCTACAACGCCTGGCGCTACTACTGCGATCCGACCTACCGGATCCTGCACCAGGGCGAGTCCGACAAGACGGCCTACAAGACCAGCCGCGACACCCAGCACGTCCTGCGAAACCATCCGCTCACCCGGCACATGCTGCCCGTCGGCCGGTTGTCGGTCGAGGTGTGGTGGACCACCGGCGCGACGGACGTGCGCAACGGCAGCATGTACGCCAAGGGCATCACCTCGAACGTCACCAGCGCGCGCGCCGACGAGACGCAGAATGACGACGTCGAGGTGCCGCGCAACATCCGCACTCCCGAGTCGCGCGAAACCCTGCGGTATCGCCTGGAAGAACAGACCCACATCCTGGTGCCCGGCGGCCGGCAGCTCTATGTCGGCACGCCCCACACCCACGATTCGATCTACGACGAGCAGGAGCGGCTGGGCGCGGACTGCCTGACGATCCGCATGTTCGAGCGCGAGCACCGGACCGACAAGCCGGTGATGGTGGTCGACGCCGGGTTCGCGCCGGAGTTCGTGTTCGTCGGCATCGGCAAGGGCGCGCGGTGCCTCGTGGCTGGCGCCGACTACCGCGTCATCGGCACGCGCGTCCACTTCGCCGGCATGCCCGAGGGTGTGATCGACTGCTACGCCGGGTGCGCATGGCCGGAGCGTTTCGACCGCAACGAGTTGGAGAAACGCCGCCGCATGACCCGGACGCTGAACGCCTGGGACAGCCAGTACCAGCTGCACAGCAAGCCGATCAGCGACATCCGGCTCGACCCGGACAAGATCAAGGAATACAGCGTCAAACCGACCCTGCGGTATGCGAACCGCGAGGCCATGCTGATGCTGGGCAACGTGAGGCTCGTGAGCGCGGCCTGCCGGTGGGACTGCGCGATTGGCAAGGTCGACTCCGACGCCTCGGCCATCTCCCTGGTCTACAGCGACGCCGCAGGCAACCTCTACTGGCAGTTCGCCGTGGGGCTGACGGGCGACATCGACCAGCAGTGCGCCGACATCCGCAAGTTGGTGATCCAGTTCCACATCCCCAGCGTCACCGTCGAGACGAACGGCCCGGGCGGCTTCGTGCCCCCGATCCTGCGCAAGCATCTGGCCGGCCTAGGCGATCCGCGCGACCGGCTGCCGGCGGTGCGCTGCGGGGTGGTGGAGGACCACGCGAACACCAACAAGAACGCCGACATCCTCGACGCCTTCGAGGCGCCCATGTCGATCGGCGCGCTGTGGGCGCACACCGAGGTGCTCGACGGGCCGGCTTACGACCAGATGAAAGACTGGAACCCCGCGGTCAAGAGCCAGCCCGACGACTACCTCGACTCGGGGGCGCGCGCCATCAAGGCCAACCCGGTGCGGCTGGGGAAAGTCGGGAATCCGACAGCCCCTGGTACGAGCATCCCGTGGCGCCCGGAGTCGGGTATCCACGAAGTGACCCTGGAGGCTTGATGTCCGTACCCGTTCAACCGACCTACACCGCCGCCGTAGGCAACGGCATCACCACCGTTTTCCCGTTTCAGTTTCTCCTGCAGACGGACACTGACCTTGCAGTAAGCATTAACGGCGCCGCACCCACAATCGGTTTTAGCGTCGCGGGGTTCGGCGTGCCCAGCGGCGGCTCGGTGACCTTTTACCAACCCCCGCCGCCAGGGGCGCAAATCGTGATGCGGCGCGTGATCGCCTTGAAGCGCACCACCGACTACCAATTTCAAGGCGACCTTCCAGCGGCGACCATCAACTCTGATTTCGACCGCGTGTGGATGGCGCTGCAGGGCGCCGCGACTATTCTTGACAGCGCGCTGAAGGTCCCATTTCCGGAAGGCGGCGATCTCGTCACCGTGCTGCCTGCGGCCGCAGCGCGCGCCCGCAAGGCTCTGATCTTCGATGCCAACGGACGCGTCACCGTCTCCGCTGACGACTATGCCGACCAGCTTGCCGCGGTGATCGCGAATGCTGCGGCTGCGGTAGCCGCTGCTCAGAACGCCGCTACCAGCCAAGCCAGCGCCAGCGGTAGTGCCGCAACTGCGCTGTCGGCCGCCGCCACCTCCGTGCTCATCCAGCAAGCGCTGCAACTGGTGCTGTACAACATGGGCTATGCCCCGCCGGTGCCGTACGGGCCGGGAATCAGCATCACGCTGCCAACGCAGACGGTCGATTACAGCGGCGCGCTCTACGCGCCGATCGCCGCGGCTCTCCCTTTCACGACCGGCGGCACATTCGACCCGACGAAGTGGCGCCTGGTCCAGAACAGCAACGTCGCTCAGGGCAACACGGCGTACGTGTCCAAGTTCGGCAGCGACTCGACGGGCGTGGTCGGAAATCCGCAGCGTCCTTTCCGGCAGATCGACGGTGCGCTGACGGCGCTTGCCGGTATCGCCGGCCCGGTGGTGGTCGACGTCCTGAACGGCACGGCGGCCGACTACCTGCCGGCGACCACCGACGACCACCCTGGCTCGCTCATCCGGGACAACCTGACCCTGCGGACTTCGCAGCGCGGCAAGTTCAGCGCCGACTGCACGTCGATCGCGGGCGTCGCCATCCCCGGCCCTTTCTTCGTTGATTCGAGCCGCCGCTCCGGTTTTGGCTGGAACAACCTGGGATGCGACAGTGGCAAGACCGTCACCGACCGGCTTTATGCGGGCCAGGGACGCGACGGCCTGGTCATCGCCAACCTTGCGCAAACAGCAGGCATCACCGGCATGGTCGGCCCGATCGTCGACCGCCCGATCTGCCTCGGCCGCGACGACAACGTTACCTACCACTCTCTGCTGGTCGAGACCACGGCGAGCGGTGTTCTCACCGACGCGCTCACCTGCTACAACCTGCACGGCGCGGCGTACAAGAGCACCGGGCTGCTCGTGCGCGGCGGCAAGCACTATCGCTGCAATGGCGAAGCGATGATCGTCAAGGGCGACGCCTACGCAGCATGCAACGGCGGCCAGTTCAGCGACCTGACGCTGGGCGGTTCTCCCGAAGGCACCACGCCGTGGTTTGTAGGCACCGACCTCGCAGGGTTGAAGATCAACCCGCAGGGGGCGGCGGTCAGGAACCAGCAGTTTTCAAAAACGCGCATCACCGGCGTCACCTTCGCGGTGCAGTTCCAGATGGGCGGCCCGAACGCAGAAAACATCAACCTCGGTGACCTCGACATCGAGTCGGTCGCGGCGGTGGGCGTGCTTATCGACGGCTCGGGCGCGGTCGTCGACCTCAATATCGGCACGCTGCGGATGGTCGACGCTACGGCCGTCGCTGTCGCCGTCGGCACCAACCCCACGCTGTTGCGCACCAAGATCGACGCCATCCGGCTGCTCAACTCCGGCGGCGCCTTCGACATGTCCGCCAGCTCGCAGGATCTGACCATCGGCCTGGTGCAGGCGCGCAGCCTTCTGGCGGGGAAGTATCTCTACACGCTGGGCACCGGCCGCATCCGCGTTGGCCGCGAGGAGATCGAACCCGGTTCGCTGGCGCAGAAGTGGCACCCGAAGGACAAGCCCACCTACACCGCAGGCTGGACGACCCAGGTGTCGGGCGCCACCGACCCGACGGTCAACCTCGAAGGCGGCGGCGTAGCGCTCTACGGCCGCGCCAACAACGGGAACGGAGCCGGCGGCAGCACCACCATCATGCAGATGCCTCTGGTGCTGGGGCCGGGCACGCCCGACGCCTCCATGCGCACGACGGTGCGCGGTCAACTGAGCACCGGCGGCGGCACTCCTTGCACCGTCGGCATCGTGGTCGGCAACGGCAGCGGCGCCCTGGTGGTCGCAATCGAAACCATCGACGGCGCCGCGCCGAACATGGCGCTGCTGGTGTGGGTCGAGCTGACCGGCATCCGCTGGACCTATTGAAGCGCCTGCAATGACTGCCCCCATGACCGAGGCCCGCGTAAAGGAACTGCTCGCCGCAAGCGGGAAGGTCGCGCGCGAGGAAGCCCCACCCCTGATTGCAAGGACGGCCGTGCGTTTCGACGGAACCATCAACCTCGGCCACATCCTCACGGCGGCCGCCATGCTGACCGCCGGTGCCAGCGCCTATTTCAACCTCGACAAGCGGGTGGACCTGCAGGCGAGGGACATCGCGGATGTCGCCAAGCGCGCCCAGGACAGCACCGACCGCGTCCTGAAAGAGCTGTCCGACCAGCGCGACACGATGAAGGACACCAACCGGACCATCAACAGCATCCAGAACGACGTCGCGCTCCTGCGGGGCCGGGCGGCTGCAGAACCCACGGGGCACAAACGATGAGATTCATTCCCAACGCCGCGCAGATCGTTCCGCGCTCCCTCTCCGTCATCGCGGCAGTGGTGTCGCAGGCAATTCCCTTCGGGCTGCAGGCGGCCGGCAACCACATCGCCGCCATGCCGGACATCACCGACGGCACGCGCTCGTTCATGCAGCTCGGCCTGGCGATGGTGCTGGTGCCGCTGGGCAAGGCGATCCAGCAGGACCTGTCGAAGCGCTTTCCGCCGGAGGCCGAATGACCACCTTCGACGAAGCTTTCGACCGCCTGATCGGGCACGAAGGCGGCCTTTCGCTCGACCCCAAGGACCCAGGCAACTGGACCGGCGGGCGCGTCGGGGTCGGCGAGAACCGCGGCACCAAGTTCGGCATCGCCTCCAACACCTACCCGGACATCGACATCAAGGGCCTCACGCTAGACGATGCGAAGCGGATCTACCGCCGGGACTGGTGGGACAAGATCGGCGCCGACGTGCTGCACCCCGCCATCGTGTTCCAGATGTGGGACTTCGCGGTGAATGCCGGCATGGACGCCTCGAAGCGCGCCCTGCAATACGCGGTGGGCGTGGCCCAGGACGGCAAGGTGGGCAACCTGACGCTGGCGGCGGTGAAGCGCACCGAGCTGGCCGACATGCTGCTGCGCTTCAATGCCTTCCGGCTGCGCTACTACACGTCTTTGTCGACCTGGCCGACGTATGGCAAGGGCTGGACGAACCGCGTGGCCGGTGATCTCGACTACGCCGCCCAGGACAACTAGGCGACCCTCTCGGCCCACACCGCATGCCACCCCCAATAGCTGGACCGGTGGTGCCTGAACTGCTTCGCCTCGTACCGGATCCGCACGCGCCCCAGGTCAGGTGAGTCCACTTCGATTTCGCGCGGGCTCGCAGCTGCAGCGCTCGCCGCGGGTAACCCTTTCGACCCGGCTGCGATCACGTCGCCCGGGATGCGCATCAGCCAGCCGTTGCGGTCGCTCCAGCCGTTGGCGGGGTCCGGGGTGAAGTGTTGCGGGGGGATCGAGGGGTTCGGCATGGGACAGGTATTCCCACCGTGGGAATAAGCGGGCCTATAGCGCAATGAAAAATGGCCTAGGAAATCTCCTAAGCCATTGATCTAATTGGTGGGACGTGCGGGGGTCGAACCCACGACAAACGGATTAAAAGTCCGCTTCGACAAACCGCGCCAGTGCTAGCGATTCGCCCATTTCGTGGGAATTTTCAGGCTGTTTTCGTCACCACGGATGCGTCGTTTCCAGCGGGTCGTTCCCACGGTTTCAACTACCCCAGGCCCTTCCGGCTGACGCTCTTCGAACGGTCATAGACCCTGGCGGTGGTCGCGCTGTTGGCGTGCAGATCCGGCAGACTGCCGTACTGCTTTTTGTGCTGGGTGGTGTAGTAGGCCCGCAGGTCGTGGAAGGTGAAGCTCGTCTGGATGACGCCCTGTTTCAGTGCCTCCGCCCGGGTCCGATGCCACATGGTCGTGAAGCCGTCTTCGGCATAGGGGTTGCCGTCTCGCGTGGTGAAGACGTACAGGCAGTCCGCGGCCCGGGGCAGGGCGCGCAGGCGCTGCATCAGATCGGCCAGGGGAGGCGTGATGTCGATGGTCTCGAACTTCACCTGGCCATCCTGCTGCTTCGCGCGCTGAATCCGCATCACGCCCAGGGCCTCATCGACCTGCGGCCACGTCAGTTCCAGGAACTCCACGCGGCGGTTGCCGGCCAGCGCGGCGAACTCGGCCATCATCCCGATCTTCTGGCGCTGCGGCGAGAGGGTGCCGCACCAGGCGATGAATGCGGCAAACTCGGCCGGCTCCGGCGTGGTCGACCGGGCGCGCTCCTTGTTCCTGCGCACCTGGCTGCACGGATTGGCGGCGATCAGGCCCTGCTCGACGGCAACGTTCATCAGGTTGGAAAGCAGTGCCACCTCGCGGTTTGCCCGCACTGGGGCTTCGGCGCGCTCCTTGCGCAGGTAGCGGGCGATCTCAGGCGGCCCGATGTTGCCGGCGTGCGCGTCGCCGAACACCCGCAGGAGGTGGACGCTGTACGCGGCATAGTCCTCCTTCGACCGGGGCGACAGCCGGTTCCAGTCTGCGTTCTGCCGATACTCGCCCCACAGCCACTCGATGGTGCCGGTGTTCTCGGCCTTGCCGTTCATCGACAGCACGCGGCGGATCGCCTCGTTCTTGTCCGTGCCCAGGTTGATCGGCTTGCCGCCGACGGGGTGATAGCGATAGGTGACCAGCCCATCCTTGCGCGGCCGCGGTTCCATTCGTGGCAGCAGGCCCATGCCCGAGCTGCGGTCGCGGGGTCTTCCCATTACTTGCTCCAGTTGATGGCGCCCGGCGCCGGCGCACCGCCGCCCGGGTTGAGGCGCTGTTCCGCCATCTTGCGCCCGATGATGGGCAGGCCGTCCGGGCGCCGCGGCACAGAGGACGGGTCCTTGATGCCCAGCATCTGACACATGCGGCGGCGCTGGGCGGCACGCTGGGTGACGGGCTTGCACAGCTCGTCCACTTCCGACTCGGTGAGGTAGGGGGGTAGGATCGATTCAGCCACCGTCGCCTCCTTCCTTCGCCGCGCCGCTATTCAAAGAAGCAGCGCCATCGTTTACTTCGCTGG